ATGGCTATGGAACTGAACGCAATCATCGAAGAAATGCAGGGTTGCATCTTCTCACTTCAGCAACGGGTTGAGGAGTTGAAGGGCATGGACGACAAGTCGGCCGAGACGATTCTGCTCACACGTCAGGAGGCGGCCGACCTGCTTGGCAAGTCGCTGCGGCAACTCGACCGCGACTGTCGTCGTTACGGCATCCGCAAGGTCGCAGCCAATGGCGGCGTCCGTATCCCGAAAATCGACCTGCTCGTACACATGGGGCTGGTGGCCCGTCCTGCGGAACCGCAGCGGAGCGAACTGGAGCGTCTTCTGTGCAAACACGGCCGGCAATGAACTACCTCGCGGAGATACGACATTTCTACGATTGGCTCGAAACGGAGTCGTTGCCCTCGAACGCCATCGTGCTGTGGCATGCCCTGATGTTCACGGCGAACCGCTGTGGCTGGCGCGAGGAGTTTTCGGTACCCTTTTCGGTGCTGGAGAACCGCACGAAACTCGACAAATCGACCATCTGCCGCATGCGGCGTATTCTGGTCGAGCGGGGCGTTATCTCTGTCCGCGGCCAGCGAGGACGCCGGAGTGCCGTCTATCGGCTGAATCCCTTTGAGCGTCATCCGGCAGAGCACGACACGACGGTTTCTGCCACGCAAATTCATCCGATGACCGGCAAAGCGTTGCAATCCGCAACGCCGACCGCCACCGTCTCTATACAGGACAGAATTATTCCGGAAAAAGAAAAAACAAGCAAAAAAGAAAAAGCGCCGCGCCGGCGGGAAGAGAGAAAAGGTTGCGCCGAAAAGAGAGAACCCATGCGGCAGAACCTGTCGCAGTTCCTCGCTTCGCTCGACGAGGCATGGCGCGTACCGATGAGCATCTGGCTGGAGTACAAACGCTCGCGCCGCGAAGGCTACCGCAGCGAGATGGGCGCCCGCAAGTGCCTTGCGCTGCTCCGCGACCTCTCGGGCGACGATCCGGCCGTTGCCGCAGCGGTGATCGACCGGAGCATTGCCAACAATTGGGCGGGACTGTTCCCGTTGCGGCCGGGCGATACTTCCACGCCGTCACGTACCCGAAATTCCGGCGATGTGTTGCATCCTGCAACGGAGGAGCATGCCCGTCGTCTTCTGGAAAAGTTCGACCGCAGCACCAAGTGAGACAATGACCTCATTCCCCACATATCGCATGCCGTATATTCACCCTGCAAAATACCTCGTCATGGAACCTCTTGCCACAATCATCGACCGCCTCTCGGCGGAAAAGCGACTTGTCGTCCGCCGTGCTGAAAGCCTTTCATGGGGCGACCGCGAACGAAGCGAAGCCCTCTTCCGCGAAATCTTTCGGCGTGTGGATCGCACGGTTGTCCGTTACCGTCCGTTGCCCGAATACGCTTCCGTCATCGGATGGATGACCGCCACCGATGGCCGCGGGCTGCTGCTCTGGGGTGACTGCGGACGCGGCAAGAGTACGATACTGACCGGCGTGATTCCCGTACTGCTGGCCATGAAGGGATTTCACGCTTGTCCGGTACATGCCGACGAACTGACCAAGCCCTATCTCTTTGCCGCCAGTACGGCCGGATGCGACCCGACCTGCTCGAACCTCGACTTTCTGACCCGGACCCCCTTTCCGATTATTGACGAGGTGGGAGTCGAGCCGCTCATCAACGATTACGGCGAACGCTACGAGGGTTTCAACCGCATCGTCAATGCGGCGGAACGTCGCCTGCGGCCGCTGTTCCTCGCAACGAATCTCTCGAAGGAGCAACTACTGCGCCGTTACGGCGAGCGGACATTCGACCGTCTGACCCGCTTGTGCCGGGCCGTGGAGTTCCGGGGCGAGAGTTTGCGCTGACACTGAAACAAGAACGAGATATGAAACTGCAACGAATCATCCATCTGTTGGAAGACGGTCGCCGCAAGTATGTGACCCACAACGGTGAAATCGAAAAATGGACGGAGGTTGAGATTGAAAATCTCCGGGCAAACATGGCACGCTTCGGTCCGGCGGCCTATACGGCCGACTTCGCCAGGTACGGCATCTCAGTTCGCGAACTGCGCGAGCGCTATCCCGATGCCCGCATCGTGCGCATCGTCGGCTTCGAGACCGAGGACCACGACCTGCCGCTCAACCCCGAAATCATCTTCTGACCATGCCGACATTGAAAAGAACCTGCCGTCGCCCGTGGCAGCCGGAACATGCTCCGCAGATGGGCCGCCGGCATGCCAATACGGAGTTCTACCGTTCAACGGCGTGGCGGAAGTTGCGGGCCGAGCAACTGCGGCGGCAGCCGCTCTGCGAGCGCTGCCTTGCACAGGGCCGCCACACTCTGGCTCGCGTCGTGGACCACATTCGTCCCGTGAACCAGGGCGGTGCGCCGCTCGACCTTGAGAACCTCCAATCGCTCTGTGTGGCTTGCCACAACCGCAAATCCGGCACGGAGCGTCATCAGCGACAAACTCAAAACTCTATGCCTATGAAGTAAAACGATGAGAATGGGCGTGCGGCGGTGGTTGCAATCAGTCAAAAGGCTTTATGGCGCCTCACGCCCATTGTTTGAAACATGAGAAACGATGCGAACGACACTGAACTTGAACGAAATAATTGCCCAATGGCTCTCGGAGTGCGACATTCTGCCCTCCACGGCCCGGGATTACGAACGCAAACTGGCCCTGTGGTTCCGCTGGCTGTCGGCCGCTGGGGTCGATACGCGGTCGCCCGAACGGCGGCACGTCGTGGAGTACAAGCAGCACCTGCAACGCGAAGGGCGTAGCCTCCTGACGGTGAACAGCCTCGTTACCGTTGTGAAACTCTTCTACGGCTTCTGCGAGCGTCGCGGTTACTGCGACAATATCGCCGCAGGAATCCGGAGCAGCCGTCGCCGGTCGGGGTACAGCAAACTGCCGCTTACGGCCGAGCAGGCCCGGCGGCTGTTGGAGTCGATCGACACGACGACCGTCATCGGGCGGCGCGACCGGCTGATGCTTTCGCTGATGTTGTTCAACGGACTGCGTACCTGCGAGGTGGAACGCATCGACCTCGGGGACTTCGCGGAGCGGGAGGGCGAACCGGTGTTAGCCGTCCAACGGAAAGGCCGCACGGAGAAGAACGAGATTGTCGTGCTGCATCCCGACACCGTGGAGCGTCTCGCCGAGTACGTTGCCGACCGGCCGTGGAATGCCTCCGCACCGCTCTTCATCTCGCACAAACCCGGATGCGACAATCGACTGGTCAGGCAGACTATCGGCCGCATCGTGAAGCAACGACTGGCCCGCATCGGCCTTGTGCATCCGAAACTCTCGGCGCACTCGCTGCGGCATACCTTCGGAGCACTGATGGTCGAGCAGGGCGTGGACATCGAGACGGTCAAGGACATGATGGGACACTCCGATACCAGAACCACGCGCATCTATGTCGAGATGGCGCAGCAGCGTAAACTCCTGCATCACTCGCCGTCGCGGGCTGTCGGAAATCTGATTTTGTCGGACCTTAATCGGACGGATGATTAAAGTACAGTGAATTAATGAATCATGCCAATATTTTGAGGAACACGCGGTTCCAGATTCTGTTCCCGACGCAGCATCATCCTGCTTTTTGCGGCGACCGGACCAACCGGAGCGCCCCCGGGCCGGGCCTTGCGCCGTCGATGGGAGGGGTTGGAATTCCTTCGTACCCTTCAAAACGTAATCGCTGCCCCAATTGCGTACGCACGCGTGCAAAATTGGCCAACCCGGTATCACGTACCGACTGCTACGAATCAGTACGGAATTCGGAAATAGTCGAGCAGGGCCTTGTAGTTATCCTGCGCCGTGAGACAGGTGTCGCGCAGATATTCGCGCACGGCGGGCCACTGCTGCAGACCGCGGTAGTAAAACATCTTGAGGTCATCGGTGATGATGAAGGGAACGATGCCGGCTGCCAGACACTCCTTGAACATCAGGAGCCTTCCGACGCGGCCGTTGCCATCCTGAAACGGGTGGATGCACTCGAAACACTGGTGCAGATCGAGAATGTCGTCGAGTGTCTTGTGCCGCCGGGCGTTGTACTCCGCAAGGAGTCGCTTCATCTCGTGGTGTACCTTTTCGGGAGGCGTGGTCTCCATGCCGCCCACCTCGTTGGGCAGACGTTTGTAGTCGCCCACGGCGAACCACTCCTTGCGGCTGTCCGATGTACCGGACTTGAGTTGCGCGTGCAGTTCTTTGATGAAGGCTTCGGTGAGCGGCTCCCCGGCCCGGTCGATGATCGTGTCGATGCAGCGGAAGTGGTTCGTGGTTTCGAGGATATCGTCCACACGCAGCGTCTCGCCCTCGACACCCACCGTGTCGGTCTCGAAGATGTGGCGGGTCTGGTCGTGGGTCAGCCGGCTGCCTTCGATGTGGTTTGAGTTGTAGGTAAGGTCGATCTGCGTGCGGTGGTAGATGCCGCCCTTAAGACGCATCGCCTTCTGCTCGCGCAGCACCTCCAGCAGCGGCATGATATGCCCGGCTCGCGGCTTGCGACTGGGCAATGCGGCATCCGCCGGGATATTCCAGGTCTTGCCCGTCAAGAAGGCTCCCTCGATCTTTCCCGAGGCGCAGTAGTTGCGGGCCGTGCGCTCCGCGATGCCGTGCTTTGCGGCGAATGCCGCGACTGAAATGTACTCCATAACCGAACGTCGTATCGGCAAGTTAGAAGGCCGATTTTCGACCCAAATATAACGATTCTTGCCGATACCGGCAAATTATGGTAATAAAAAGCATGCCGACGAGATGAAAGGACGCAGAAAGATTCCAGATGCACTGAAGACCCTGCGCGGCACCGATCAGCCGTGCCGCATGACGGACGGCGCAGAGCCACCGGCCACGAATGTCGTTGCCGTACCGCGTTCCGGCCTGAAAGGTACGGCCCGCAAGGTCTTCGGAATCGTGGCGGCGGAACTTATCCACAAACGGCTTCTGGAGGTCGTGGGCGTAGATTTGGTCGTGGCTTATGCCCGCGAAATGGGGCTCTACCACGACATGATGCGTGCTGTCGAGCGCGAAGGTGCGACCGTGGAGGTTATGACGCGCAACGGTCCGACAACGGTAGCCAATCCCAAGCGGCGGATCGCCGAGGGCGCGCTCGCCAACGCCCGTTCGCTGGCGGCGGAGTTCGGACTGACGCCCGCAAGCCGCCACCGTGTTGTGGCACTGCTTACCGATGATGCTCCAAAAGATGACTTCGCGGAGTTTGAAGAGATGGAATAGTATGACAACAACGAAAAAATATCCCGCCGAGATTTATGCCGAGCAGGTGCGCGACGGCCGCATACTGGTTTGCGAATACGTCCGTCTTGCCGTGCGCCGTTACTATGCCGATCAGGACCGCGCACTCGAACGCGGTTGGCACTTCGACCGCCGGGCGGCGCTGCGTGCAATCGGTTTCATTGAGCGGCTGAAACACACCAAAGGCGAGTGGGCCGGTCGCCGCTTCCGTCTCGAACCGTGGCAGCACTTTGTGCTGTGGAATATCTTCGGCTGGAAGAATGCCGACGGCACACGCCGTTTCCGCTACACCTACATTGAAATTGCCCGCAAGAACGGCAAGACGGCGCTCTCGGCCGGCGTGGGGCTCTACATGCTCTTCGCCGACGGCGAGTCGCGTCCCGAGGTTTACTCGGCCGCCACGGTCAAGGACCAGGCGAAGATCTGCTTCGCCGATGCTGTCGAGATCGTCCGTGCCACCGACCTCAAGCACTACCTTACGCCGTTCCGCAACTCGATCGTTTACGAGGCCCGCGGCGGCATGATGAAGCCTTTGTCGTCGGACTACGGCACGCACGATGGTCTGAATCCCTCGTGCGGCATCATCGACGAGTTCCACGCCCACCGCGACAGCGGAATGTTCGACGTCATCAAGTCGGCCTTCGGCGCACGCCGCCAGCCGCTGATGTTCATCATCACCACCGCCGGATTCAACAAGTCAGGCGTCTGCTATGCCTACCGCGAGAACGTGATTAAAGTACTGCGTGAAGTGAACGAGGACGATACGCTGTTCGGCATCATCTATACGCTCGACACGAACGAGGAGTGGGACGACCCGCGCATGTGGATAAAGTCGAACCCCAACCTCGGTGTCTCGCTCTCGGCCGACTACCTCGCCGACCAGGTGCGCGACGCCCGCAACCGTCCCGAGGCCGTGCGCAACGTAATGACGAAGAACCTCAATCTGTGGGTCGATGCCGAGCGGACGTGGATTCTCGACGACGCATGGCAGAAGTGTGTCGGTACGACCTCGCCCGACGAACTTCGCGGCTGCGCCTGCTGGGGCGGTCTCGACCTCTCGAACGTCTCCGACATCACAGCTTATGTGCTTCTGTTTCACGAAAACGACCGTTTTCAACTCGTGCCGTACTTCTGGATACCCGAGGAGAAGATACTCGAAAAGATCCGCCGTGAGAATATCAACTACGACCGCTGGGTTGCCGACGGATACGTCACCGTCACGCCGGGCAACGTCATCGACTACGACTTCGTCAAGGCCGACATCCTCCGCCGGATGGCCGAGTACGACCTGCGCTCGTCGGCATACGATCGTTGGAACGCCTCGCAGACGATTATAGACCTCCAGAACGAGGGCATGACCTGCAATCCATTCGGTCAGGGTTACGGCTCGATGTCGGCCCCGACGCGCGAATTCGAGAAACTGGTACTCACGGGCCGCATCGAACACTTCGGCAACCCCGTGCTGCGGTGGATGCTCGCCTCGACGGTCGTCAAGAGCGACCCGGCCGGAAACATTAAGCCCGACAAGGAGCGCTCGACGCAGAAAATCGACGGCATAGTCGCCTCGATTATGGCTCTCGGCGAGTGGATGACAGCACAGGCGGCCGACGAACGAAACCCATACGAAAACCGTGGATTATTGACTCTCTGAAACGATACGACGATGAACAGAATGATGAATCGAAAACAGTACCGGCGTTACCATTCGCCGGTCATTACGGCCGAACGCGAACGCATCGAGAAACAACTCTCGGCTCTGACGCCGCTCACACCCGAAATGCGGCACTTCCTCTCGTTCGAGGGCTTCGCGGAACTCTACCTCCGCATGCGCGATCTCTATCCGACGCAGTTGGAGGCTTACGAACGCCTCGAAGATTTTCACATCACCCTCACCGGCCGTCGCCGCTATTCGGAGTTCAGTTCGTTCCGGCGGGTGCTTAACCGCATGATGCAGGCGATGAGATAAGACGCACGGGCTTCGTGCCGACCTCCAGACCATAAAGCACTCCGAGCGAACTCGTGCGTCCCTGCTCGTTGACAGCATAGACGCTCTCGTCGGCCATCGACGCTATTGCGTAGTTGCGTGCCTGTGCCGTCTGCCAGCCGGTCCGGCGAGCGTTGCGCACGGCAAAGATCAGGATGCGCTGTTCGGTCAGTGCCTCTTCGACGGTGGACGAATAACGGCGGTAGATGGTACGTCCCAAGGCCCAGATCACCGGGTGGCGGGCTTTCAGCAGGAGTTCAAAGACGGATTTTTCGAGCGGAGATTGGAAACCACTGATTACAACGCGGTCGGTTGCACAACAAGCTTCGGCCCAGCGAAGGGACTGTTCCTCCAGGGCGGGTGTGACGACGCGCGAGGCGAAGAAGGCGACCTTTCGGCGGTCAAGCAGGGCGGGGTTTCCGGTGTAATCGTAATCGAAAGCCATAAAAAACGTGGGTGCCGTATTGACTTACCACGCATTCAGGCCTTCGCTGCCCCCAACAGAAATAAGTAACACGGACAGCCCACGCGAAACGCGTATCATGCACAAAGCAGGCCAAAGGCCTGCGGGCACAATACATGCGTTCACGAGGCGTCCAATTACATCTCCTTCTATTGGTCAAAGTTGCGAAGTTTGAATGCGAAAGAAAACGTAACGAAACGTTCGTAATATGTCCGGTCCCGTCCGCAGTGGCACGGAACCATTTACAAAAATAGGAAATTAAATCGGAAAACCGCCAACGGCCGTCGTTTTTTGCGACAAAGTTTCCGTTTCTGGTCTTGTCAACGCATTAAGTTTGCCGCAAAGCAGATTCGATGAAGCGGTTTTCTTTCTGGCGGCGCAAAGAGCGGCGCGATATCTCATCGGCCGAGTTCGAGGCCGCCGTGAACAAGGTCATCTCGGCAGATACGGTCGCCGATGCCACCCGTGAAGTGTATATCACCGAGGAGGGTGCGCTGAACCTTACGGCCGTATGGGCTTGCGTGCGTATTCTCTCCGAGACGGTAGGAACATTGCCGCTCCATCTTTACCGGCGCACGGAACGCGGCCGCGAACGACAGTACGGACATCCATGCCACCGGCTGGTACAGGTTCCCAACAACCACGCCACACGCTTCGATCTGATGCACCATCTGATGATTTCGTGTGCGCTGTGGGGCAACGGCTACGTCCGCATCTTCCGCGACCGTCATTATCGTCCGGAGCGGCTGCTGTTCCTGCATCCGGCGCGTGTCGAACCGCTGCTCACCGATAACGACGAACTCTTCTATCGGCTCGACACGGGAGAACTGCTTCCGAACGACGATATGATTCACCTGCGTGGGCTTTCGACCAACGGCTATAAGGGTAAAAGTCCGATAGCCGTGCATCGCGATAATCTCCAACTCTCCGTCTCGGCACAACTCTACGGCAAACGCTTCTTCGACCAGGGCGGCAACATGTCGGGCGTCTTCAAGTATCCCTCAACGCTCAAGCCTGAAGCCTACCAGCGCCTGAAAAAGGACTTGTTGGCCCAATCAGTCGGGCTGCACAACGCCCACGTGCCGCTGCTGCTGGAGGGCGGCATGACCTACGAACGCATTTCGATTCCGCCGGAGGATGCGCAGTTCATCGCCACGCGCAAGTTCCAGAAGACGGAGATAGCCACCATTTACGGTATTCCGCCCCACATGATTGCCGACCTCGAACGGGCCACGAACAACAACATCGAGCATCAGGGCATGGAGTTCGTGCAATACTGTCTGATGCCGTACCTGGTTCGTATCGAGGAAGAGTTCAACCGCAAACTGCTGCGCGAGGAGGAGTTCGGCGAATATTACTTTCTCTTCGGCTTGAACGGGCTGTTACGCGGCGATGCCAAGACCCGTTCGGAATACTACAAGAACATGAACATCGTCGGAGCAATATCGGCCAACGAGATCCGCGCTCTGGAGGATATGAACGCCTATGAAGGAGGCGACACCTATTTCGTGCAGATGAACATGCAGACAATCAAACATGCGATATATGGAGAAGAGAACAACGCCGGTTGATGGTCTTGAAATCCGGAGCCTCGTGGGCGACCTGCACATCGAGAGCCGGGACACGGGGACGACAGGTCGGACGATCGTCGGCTATGCCGCGAAATTCGAGTGCTGGAGCGACCCGATCTTGGGCTGGTTCCGCGAGAAAATTGCGCGGGGTGCTTTCGATGGGTGCGACATGCAGGACGTTATCATGTGTTTCAACCACCGCGACGATGCGATTTTGGCCCGCACGACGAGCGGGACGCTTCGTCTGGAGGCCGACGACGTCGGGCTGCGTTTCGCGTTCGAGGCGCCGCATACGACCGTGGGCAACGACATGCTGGAGTTAGTGCGGCGTGGCGACGTATCGAAATGCTCGTTCCGCTTCGGCGTGAAAGAGGATGTGTGGCAGTATGCCGATGCTCGGAACGGTCTGGACCTGGACGAGCGAACGATTCTGCGTTTCTCGCACGTAGTGGATGTCTCACTGGTCACCTTTCCTGCCTATCCGGCTACCGAAGCATCACTACGTCGTCTCGAAAAGCGCAAACAGGAATGGCTGCGCGAGCAGGCGACGGAATCGGTGTCCCGCAGCAAAATGGAGAGCTTGTCGCGGAAACGTCTGGCAGATCTGTTGAAGTTGAAGCAATAGTTTTCTACCCGGCAACTGCGACAATGTTTCGCCCGGGAGCGACTGGGTGGGATTAAGTTTGCCTGTGAACGAAACGAAAAATCTATGAGCAAACTGAAATCCCTCAAAGAGAGCCGCGCGGCGATCTTCACGCAGATCGACGAACTGCGCACGGCAACCGACGGGCGCGAGATGACCTCCGAGGAGGAGGCCCGGTGGCAGCAACTGCTTGCCGACTACGAGAAGGCCGATCGTGCCGTCGAGGCCGAGGAGCGTTATATGGAGATCGAACGACGACAGGCCGAGCGTCAATACGCTACCCGCGAAGCGACTGACAATGGCTCCGGTCAGCAGGCTGATGAGTACCGCTCGGCGTTCCGCGACTACCTGCAGCATGGTGCCACGGGCGTATCGTCGGAAAACCGTGCGCTCTTCGAGCAGCGTGCCGGTATCGCCGGACTTTCGGCCGGCGTTCTTGTCCCGGCAACGCTTGCCGAGAACATCGAGGTGGCACTGAAAGCCTACGGCGGTATGTTCGAGGCCGGCACGATCCTCTCCACGACCTCGGGCGGCGATCTGATCCTTCCGACGGTGAACGACACGGAGTCGAAGGCAACGGTCGTGGCCGAGTACCAGCAATCGACAAAATCAGCGCCGTCGTTCGGCTCGGTGACCCTCAAGGCCTATACCTACCGCACACCGATTGTCCCCGTATCGCTCGAACTGCTGCAAGACTCGGCTTTCGACCTCGAAGCGCTGCTGTCGGGACTATTGAGCGACTCGTTCGGTCGCGGTATCAATGCAGACCTCACCTCGGGCAACGGCACGGGCAAACCTTCGGGTATTGTGGGCGCCGCTACAGCCTGCAAAACGGCACCGGCAGCCTCGGCTATCACGCTTGACGACATCATCGAACTGGTCAAGGGTGTCGACTCTTCCTATGCGCGCAACGGTCGGTTCATGTTCAACCGCAACACGCTCTGGGCGCTGGTCAAGATCAAGGACTCGACGGGTCGCTACATCTGGCAGGAAGGTGCGCGCGACGGTACGCCGCCGACGCTCTTCGGCAAGGGGTATGTGCTGAACGATGATCTGGAAGATATCGGTGCCGGCAAGACCTCGGTGCTCTTCGGCGACCTGTCGAAGTACCGCATCCGCATGGTAAAGTCGTTCCGCGTCATCCGGCTCAACGAACTGCTCGCAGAGTACCTCTCGATCGGACTGTTCGGCTTCGCGCGTGTCGATGGCGTGCTGCTCGATGCCGGTACGCATCCGGTCCACAAACTGGTTCACAAATCCGCATAGAAGATGCGTGTTCTCGAGAACGGTGAGCCGCCGATAACCATGGACCTCGCCCGGCAGCACCTGCGGGTAGGCAGCGCCACCCATGACGATACACTGATTGCTGCGAAACTCGACATGGCCGTTGCCGTGGCCGAGGACCTGTCGGGACGTTTCATCCGGCAGCGGAGAGTTGAAGTCGAAGCGACGCTTCCCGTCGTCGAGCATCTGACGCTCCGGCTGCCCGTCCCGACGACGGCCGTCGAGCGGCTCACTGCCTCTCGTGAACCTCTTTCCGACGACCAGTGGCAACTGCATGCCGACGACTACACGGCCTGCCTCACGTTTAATGCCTCCTGTGGTGGTATGCAGATTTCGGCGACACTGCTTGTCGGCTATGACGAAGAGAGCCTTCCGCCTGCCATCCGGGCCGCCGTGCTGCTTATTCTGGGTACGCTCTACGACAACGAATCGGATGCTCTGGTCGGCCGTTCGGTCTCCGAACTGCCGCTCACGGCCGAAAAACTCCTGCTTCCGTGGCGGGTAACCCCATATGGCGATGTTTGACCACCGAATCGAAATCCTCGAATACGTCGAGGAGCGCGACGCCTACAACGATCGTACGCAACGTCTGCGGAGCGTGGCCGTCTGCTACGCACAATATACCGAAGCCGGTGGTCGCGAAAACCTCTATGCGGGCCGTATCGCACACGAAAACGAGGCGGTCTATACAATCCGGTGGATACCCGGCCTGCGCCCCGACATGGTTGTCCGCGACGAAGGAATACTGCGGCACATCACCTCCATCCACGCCGAGGGCCGCCGCTGGCGACTTCACATCAAATGCAGGAAAAGCGATGCTGACACTGAAAGTTGACGGTTACGTCGAAGCCAAACGCATTATGGACCAACTGCCCAACAACATGCAGAAGCGGATGCTGCTCACGGCGCTGCGCACCTCGGCACAACCGATGCTCCGCACGGCAAAGGGCCGCGTCCCGGTGCGCACGGGCCGTCTGCGCAGGCAACTGCGCATCGTACGCTTCCGCGACCGCAATGCGCCCAGGTCGGAGGTAGATGTTGCCGTCAAGCCGGTCTTCGAACGTACCAAGCGAAAGGGCTCTGTAAACCAGTATTACGGCAAGTTCATCCACGAGGGTACGAAGGACCCGCGAACCTCGCGCAAGGGACGGCTGCTCGTCTTCGAGAACGAACGCGGCGAGAAGATCTTCACGCGAAGCGTGCGCGGCCTACGTGCCGTTCCTTTTCTGGAGATTGCCTACTCGCAGGAATCGGAGCGTACCGTGGCGCTCTTCGGCGATGCGCTGGCCGCGGCCGTCGAGAAGTTCGTCGTCCGCAACTTCAAAGCCGTATCGCCATGACCGATTTCAAGACCCGCCTTATCGCCCTGATCGAGGCTGCCGTTCCCGAGTTGCAGGGGCGCGTGCAGGCCGGGGCCGTCGATGCCCGCACGCCGACTCCGTTTGCGGCCTTCACCGTTCCGGAGGAGACCCCGGTCCGTACGCTGCACGGCATTGCGGGCTACGTGACCACCTTTGAGGTTGCAGTCTGTGACGGCCGCTATGCTGCCGCCGAGCAACTCAAACACCGCATCATCGCGGCGCTGGAGGGCGCAGGGTTCGAGGGGCACCGCAGTTACCTCCGCTCCTCGGCCACGGAATACTATGCCGACGGCGACCTGCACGGCATCACATTGACATTTAGAATAATCTGAACGCAAAACAACAGACGCTTATGCCGGAATCCATTGGAACGAAAAAGATCATCCAGGGCGAGGACATCATCCTGCTTGTGGATGAGAAGACGACGCTTCATGCCACGTCGCACACGCTGAAGGTCGATCTGGAGATGAAGGAGCTGCGCACGAAGGACACCAACGGCAAGGAGAAGGCTCCGGGCGATATCTCCTGGTCGGTTGACGGCGACGGGCTGGTGGTGCTCGACGACTCGATCGAGAATGTCCACTCCTCGGAAGACCTGCTGGGCATCGTCCTCTCCAAGAAACTGGTCGACGTGGTCATCAAGTCGCCGCTTACGGGCCTTGTGAAGATGTACACGGGCAAGGCCTACATTACGACCTTTTCGCTCTCGACGCCCGCAGGCGACAACGCCACATACAGTTACTCTCTTACCGGCAGCGGGAATCTGACTCCTGCCGACAATCCGCAATCTTGACACTACGCATACCATGAACGAAATCATCATCCACGGCACGTCGCGCCCGATTCATTTCGGACTGCGTGCCATTCATGAATTCACCCGGCAGCGCGGCGCGGACTTCGCCTCGACCGTCTCGTCGGCCGAAGCCCTCTCGACGCTCGACAGCATCGTGGCGCTGACCGCCACGGGACTCAACGAAGGAGCCCGACGTGCGGGCGACGACCGGCGCTACACCGAAGACGAAGTATGGGACCTCTTCGACGAAGATCCGACGCTTATTCTGACCGTCTCGGACCTCTTCGTCGAGAGCATCTCACCGCTCACGGATCGTTTGGGCGAGATGGCACGCACCGATACCGTGTCGCAAGGCCCAAACCGGCCGCGCCCGACGGCGGGACGGCGGCGACCCTGAGTTATGAACGATGGTTCGCCCTGGCCGTCGGGCAGATGGGCTTCGCACCCGAGGTTTTTGCGGCGATGACGCCCGCCGAGTTCTGCTATGCCTGGCTCGGTTGGGCACACCGCGAGGAACGGAGCGTTCGTCAGGCGTGGGAGCGTGAACGGTGGAGCGTATGGGTGCTGACAAGCCTGCAACTCGACCGCAAGGACCGCCGGCCGATGTGCGAGATGTTTCCGCTGCCGTGGGAGAATGTTCCTTCCCGCGAGATTCATGAACCAACCATGCAGGAACGCATGGAACGTGCAACCGAAATGAAACGATGTATCCGAAAATAACGCTTATTCTGTTGGCCGCGACGGCATGCAGCTGTTCTCCGCTTCGGGAGATGCACTCCGACCGACGTGCCGACATTCGCATTGCGGACTCGACCCTTACGGAGCGGATCCGGCAGGAGTTCGAGCGACAGTTAGCAACGCTGCGTCAAACTGTCGTCGAGTTCTATCCTCCGGTGCAGTGGCCTCCGTCCTCGGAGGATGAGCCAATCCTGCCACCCGATACACTCAATCCGCTCCTTCCGCCGCCGAAGATTCCCGCAACGTCCCGACCTGCCGTGCGTCGCATCATCCACACCGAGGCCATTGCGGCACACGACCGAACCATGCTCTCCGACAGCATCTCCCGCAGCCGCATCCTTGCCGCAGCGCGCAACGACGAACAAACCGCGCTCGAGGAGAGACCCAATCCAACCGGCATGTTGTGGCTCAAATGGACGGCCGCCTGCCTGCTGCTTGTGCTGTTGATTCTCCTGTGGCTGAAACTCCGTTAAACCGACCATCATGAAAACTCCGATTTCCTACTATGGCGGCAAACAGATGCTTCTGAAGCACATCCTGCCGCTCATTCCTGAGCATTCGCTCTATACCGAGGCCTTCTGCGGCGGCTGCGCCGTGCTCTTTGCCAAGAAGCCGGTACGCTGCGAGGTCATCAACGACACGAACACCGAACTGGTGAACTTCTACCGCGTGGCGCAGATGAAGTACCCGGCACTGAAGGAGTTGATCGACGCGACACTCCACAGCCGCGAGATTCACGCCCATGCACGGCATATCAATGCCCATCCGACCTTCTTCACACCCGTCGAACGGGCATGGGCCGTGTGGGTATGTGCGAAGTTGGGCTTTGCCTCGATGATCGACGGCACGTTCGGGTATGACCGCACGGGGACCACGACGCAGAAACTCCGCAATGCCCGCGAAGCCTTCACCGAGGAGTTGTGTCGTAGGCTGGAACATGTTGTTGTCGAGTGCGAAGACGGCGTTCATCTCATCCGGCGCTACGACACGCCCGAAGCCTTCCATTTCGTCGATCCGCCCTATGTGGGCAGCGACTGCGGCCACTACAACGGAACGTTCGACGAGGCGGATTTCATGCGGCTGTTGGAGACGCTTGCTTCCGTGCGTGGCAAGTTCATGCTGACGATGTTCCCGCATGCCGGGATCGAACGCTGCGCCGCACAGTACGGCTGGAAGATCCACCGCATCGAACGCACGATCACGGCTTCGAAGGTCTCTCGCCGTCGGCAGGAAGAGTGGATCGTAACGAACTATTGATTGACTGTCAAGGGGTGTTTTCAGACGTTGAACAGACATGTGGCAACGATTTCAATAATACGTGTAATATATTGAAAATAAAGGAAAAAAGACTTGCGTATTCCGAATTGTGATGCCATCTTTGTTCTACAACAAACAACTAATAGAGAGTGTGTTATGAAGAAGAGCGTTATCGTCAACGGAACCCGCCGCCAGGTGGAATTTGAATACCGCGTAACCGACAAGTTGATCTCCTGCCAGGTCTGCAAACGCTACGACCGTCGCTGGGGCTGGCTGCAGGTTCGTACCACATATCACGAAGCCGTGGCCATCATTGACGGTATGGAGTACCCGGGCGTACGTCGATGGCATTGCGAGGGTGGCCGCTACTCGGAGCAATACGGCTACAACGGTCACTTCTACAGTTCGCACAAGAAGATGATTGAACGTATTCTTGAACTGGCAGAATCGACTCCTGAAAAACGTCCGGCATAATCAGTCTTATGTCTTCAAAACAGCCTCTTAACAGGCTGTTTTTTAACTTTAGATGATAAGAGATAATTGCTTGTAAACAAAAATAATAAACATCACAAGATTAACTTGACCGTTTCAAAAGATGATGTCATGTTCACACTGTAACAAATGATTGAATAACAGCAAACTATGGATGCCAGAATAAAGCAGCTCAACAGCTGTATCGACCGACTTGAAGCCGAATTTGAGCGCAACCGCCAACAGTTGCTCCATCTGGCCGAAGAAAATCGCCGTGGTACGTCGGACTACGATACGCTGTTGGAGCGCAATCTGCACATCAACGACGAGATCCAGAGCCTGTTGACTGCAATCTGGAAATTAGAAGAGCAGCAACAGCACCAATAAACCTTTCAAGCAGTTAACCCTTAAAAACCGATAATCATGGAAGTGAAAGTTGGCGACAAAATCCGCATCATCCATCTAACGGGCGAGGACGGCCGTTACGACGGCCGCAAAGGCACGGTTGAATACATCGATGCCATAGGACAACTCCACGGCACCTGGAGCGGCCTGGCAGTCATCCCAGAGGAGGATGAGTTCGTCGTTATCGGATAA